GCGTTACTTCAGACTCGATGACTGAAGAAACAGAGTTCTTCAGGTAAGAGTTTTGCAGCTCTATAAAATTCTGCCCAGTTCTAGCCGCTTTTGCTTTATCATCCGGGCTTGTTACTTCACCATCGGTAGCATTCTGAATCTCAGATAATTGATCCATAACTTCTTTTGCATCTGGTTGAAGAGTCTTAATAGTAGTACCAACTTCGTTACTCTTCAGTGATGGTATAAGACCCATTGTAACCAAACAACAATGTGAAGTCATGTCATTTGTACTTAACAGATCCTGAAGTTTCTTACTCGAATCACTGGATATCCCAAACTTGCCACTATAATAAGTGAAAAGACCTGATGCCTTTGCTTCTACCGCCGCTGCAGAAGTCCTAGCACTTTCTGATTGCGTACTATCAGTTGTCTGGGCCTGAATGATATGAACCATACCGACAAACGAACTACCCATTGTTTGGCCAGAAAGCAGATAAAGTTTAGGATCTTTCTCATCGGCCTTAACTGCGAGAGCCTTCTTCAACTCAGCTTCTGATGTTGTATCCAACGTTGACTGCGGATAGGAAAGGTTCCAAGCATCAATAGCCTTATCGGGGTCCATTATAAAGGGAGCAAAAACATCAGCGATCTTGTGAGTACAAGTCGCGGTAATAACAAGAGTACCTACAATTTCATGCTGCGAAGTCTGATGCAACGTACTGCTTTTAGCTGAATGGGCTGCGCTCGCTGTAACAGATGATCCAAATATTGAACCCACCGATCCGCTAACAGCAAGTGCAACTGCGGAAGCATGAGCTTCATTACTATCCACTTCTGTCTCATTTCGGATATATTGGACGTCAACATTCATCGTATCGGAACTAAGTGGCATCTTCTTTATGCTGGACTTATTCCAATCTATCGGGCTTTCCGGGGCTTCGTTAATCTGCTTCTGATCCTGAGAGTCCTTAGTACTTTCAACTTTACCTGCGGACTTCATTACCTCATCACCATACTTGGCGGCATGAGTGGCTATATCGCCTTTTAACTTCTCTATCATCTGCTCAAAGGATGTCAGATCTGAAACACTAACACCCATATTGACCATTTCTTGGTAGGTCATATCCAATTTACGCTTATTCAATATCAGCGCATTCAAGGCATCCTGTGCGTCATCAGCGGGTTTCTGTTCCTCAGCAATTGCTTTGAGGCCGTTAATCTTACCCAGATTTATCAAGTTCCCGAGTACTAGAGAAGGATCAAAAGGAATTGTAGATGGCATTTAAGGTTCTCCCTGTTTTAATAATACCCACCAGCACGGTGTTTAAAGTACTGTATTGGTTCCGCTTCATCCGTAGGCAGTCGTATAAACCCACCTTGTCTAAATCTCATAAGAGCCATTACTGTAGAGTCAACCAAGTCATCATGACTCATAAACGGGAATCCCGCAATCTCTTCCACCACTTCTTCTGCCCAACGTGTAGAAGGTACCCATACTAACTCCGAAGACACAATATCTGAAACAGAATTTAACCTCGCAAGTTTATCCCCTGATCCTCTATGGGGGGTATACTCCTGTACGGGCAACCCCATCCTACGCATCTCCTGATACAAAGCCGTACCAGAGTTCTTTTTCTCCACAATGAAGGAATCCGGTTCCCACTTTGCATATTCTTCCATAGCCAGAGCTTTTAACTCAGGAAACTCCATACGCTTCTTAATACTATTTAACAATATAATATTATACACACTTGTTTCTTCATTTAAGAAAACACCCCATGTAGTGAGTGCCGTGAAGTCAGCTCGGTTATGTGATTCTGCCGCCGCATCAAGCGACATTATGATATATTCACACAGCGGAGGCTTCTTATCCCCCCATGACTGCCACCACTCACGTTTTACAATAGAGGCTTCTTCTGCCGTGGGTTCCTGCTGATATTGTGCATTCCACTGGAACGCCGGCATGGAAGCCTTGGTGCGAAGTAGTGCGTCAAGGTCAAAAAACTCAGGCCATAACGGTTTTTGCGTATAACCGGAGTCACTCTTGTTAGGTACTTCCAATATGGCCGGAAATTCCACTATTTCATACTGATCTGCCTTGTCATTCTGGGACATATCGACCACAACACGCCCAGTCAGGTCATCCATATGCCATCTGGTCTGGATAATTGCGACACTACCCCCCGGCATAAGACGAGTACGAGCACCATAGGTGAACCACTCGTAGGCTTTCTCAAAAACCTCAAAATTCCCGTTAATAACGTCCTGTTCCGAGTGCGGATCATCAATTAACAGCAAATCTGCGCCACGACCAGCGATGGACGAGCCTATACCACACGCATAATACTCACCACCCGCACTTGTGTTCCACCTACCGGCTGATTTCGAGTCAACAGCAAGCGCAACATCCGGAAAAATCGACTTATAAGCGTCCGTTGCGATCAAATTACGTACTTTTCGACCAAAATCGACAGCCAAATCGGTAGTATGGGACACCATCATCACTTTTTTAGTCGGATTCCGCCCTAAAAACCACGCCGGGAACATAATCGACACCAACTGGGACTTCCCATGACGGGGAGGGATGTTTACACAGATACGATCCTTGTCACCAGCCTCGATACCCATGAGCATATCACCCAACATCCGGTGATGTTTACCTACTTTATAGTCCGGCTGCATATGTTGGCAGAACTCTATGAGATCATCCAGCGACTGCTTCTTATATTTCCTCTGCTCCAGCTCATCTACTATACTATCTATCTCGGTAAGCTCCTCGGGGGTGTACTTATCAAGGTTAGCCAGCATCAACTGGACTTCTTCTTCCGTGAAATCTACTGATTCACTCAGAGGCATCTTTTTCTTCTTTCAACTCCAGCGCAGTATCCACGTCGGTAGCTTCTCCATCTATGATGATGGCGTCATCAATCTCTTCAGCATCTATAATCTTCGCCAGTTTGGACCGTAACTTGTTCCTGAGATCATCCGTGGACTGATGCGTTATGGTCACTTCCGATTTTTCTGCAAACAGACCAACATCCGATATCTTCCCAAGTAACTCCAGTGCACGAATACGCACACGGGGGTCAGGGTTGTCAGTCTCCAGCACTAACTTGTTTGTCACCATGTGCCGTACCTGTTTGGCACTCTCCACAACTGACTGACCAAATTCCTGCAATATGCTGTTCGTCATCAACAGGGATGCCGGGGTAAGACTAGCTGCCTTCTTTGTGGTAACTTTTTTAGACGTCTTTTCAGGATCGCCCGCATAGGATATAGCTAACTTAGCGGCTACATCCTTATCTTCCTTGGTAGGTTCTATGTCCAATCCGTGCTCGGATAATTTAAGCGCAGTATTACATGCGGCTTCCGCCCGCTCCCGCAGATCTATATATGGAGTGTCAGGGGAGAATGGTACTCCCAATTCAGGTTCTACTACCAGAGTCATAAATATCTTTCGCAGGTTGCTAACCGTGTTGTAACCTATATCAAATATAAAAAGTTTCCACAAGATGTTTGGGACTCCAAAGGGGGGCTTCCCCATATATGTATAAAAGACATGGCGAGGGACTAATATGTGAGTTGATACTCACGGAATATTTATTGCATAGGGGTTTCTATGTATTCCGCCCCCAAGCAGGGTTTGGCCCTGTCGATGTAATAGGTATCTCAGGAACGACGGGTAAAGTGTACCTGTTCGATGCAAAGAAAGAAAAATACCGCAAAATAAACAAAACACTTATGGGAGATAAGGTAGGTAAGAAAGGGTCGAGAAAAGGCTACGGACCATACCGAATCTACCGCGTACTGTCAGAAGAACAGAAAATACTAGGCGTCCGAATGGCCTACGTAGATATAGATACCCGTAAAATAACTGTAATCCCCCCAATACCCGACGAAGATATAGAGATAATATCGGACTAAATTGGCAAGGTTTGTTGGGACTCCAAACGTGAAAAATCCTAAAATTTTCGTCTGGATTGCTAATATATAGATAGATATATGAGTCCCAATTAGCCAAGTGGGTCATAGGGGGAGGGTAGGGTCATTCGGATACAAAATTACCCTTTTATCTACAATAAAACGACACGTTTACCCACGTTTGGCACTTATCTGTTGACATTACCCACGTTTTGTGCTCTAATACAATCATCGAAACGAACAAGAGGACAACCAATGCTTATATTACTAGCATACTTACTGATTGCTTTTGGCACTGCGTTCGCAAGCTATGTAGTGTACGACAGCTTCAAGACTGAGGGTATAGCGATAGGTTCTGCTACAACAGTGTTCGCAATACTGGCCTTAGCTATCCTATCATTCCTCGTTCTATACACCGCGCAGTTGGCAACAACTGCATCATAACAACCCGGGGGAGCTTCGGCTCCCCCACAACTTGGAGGACATAAGATGCCTGACAATGCAGTACGTCTCCGTTACCGAGTGCGCCGTTGGTTTGACGGCGAGCGAGCATACTGGGTTATCCAAGGGTACGACCGGATAGCCAAATGCTGGTCCGATAAGCTGGGCGATAACGTCCAGTATGACAACAAACCCGAAGCATTAAGAGAATGCGATGGGCTTAACATGAGGCTTAACAAAAGCCTCATATGCTTCTAACAACCCGGGGGGCTTCGGCCCCCCACAACTTGGAGGACACACGATGTTCCTAACAATACTACGTTATGTGATACCTGTAATTGGTGTTGCATCATTATTCGCTGGTACATGGACTAACAAGTACATGGTACATGGGGAAGCTACATATGTTCTGGCTGTATGGTTGCCGCTATGCTTGGTGGTAATTGGTGCGATCTGCTTCCTTGCTTCAATCAAACTATGGAGGAATATCTAATGGACGACATAATCATTATCAGCTTCTTACTGGCTATCGTTGGGCTTATATTCTGGCTAGGCATGGTATGGGAAAGATACCTCCGTCGCGTCACAGACCCACACATGATATCTCTTGAGGCAGAGGTAGCTCGAAGAGTAGCTACAAGTAAAGCACGACGTGCGATAGATAAGACGGTGAGAGAAGATATCAATAGAGAGATTAAATGGAGGGACATTAAATGAATAAAGATGGGTTTCTTCCGGGCCTACTATGCGGATGTATACTTGGTCCTTGTATAATAGCGATAATACTCGTTCTTGTATCCTAACATATCATGGGGAGTGGGGCTTCGGCTCTGCTCTCCCTTTGATACCAGTTCCCTCGGCAGCGGTGAGCGGAAGACCTCGGACTTTTTCCTATCAATTTTACGAAGCGGCGAGCGCGGAAGCAAAAAGCTGAGTAATCCTACATATTTTTAGCTATTATTAGCTATCAATACCCACGTTTGGCATTTATCTATAGACATTACCCACGTTTTATGCTCTAATACAATCATCGAAACGGCCAATAACGGCGAATTCGATAATAAAGGAGATTTTACCGAAATGGGAAAATCGAAACTAAGTAACCAGAGGTCGCTATCCGCGGCATCTGGCGAGGGCTTGGCTGAACTAGCCAAGAATACTGTAACCGGCGATAAGAAATTGCCACAAGTTATAGAAGCCTTGAAGGAAGATGGCTTCAAGATGTGGACGGATTTCGTCTCGCCTAATTCTACAGGCAAAAACAAGGAGATAAGTACTGTATCTCCGGACGAATGGGCGCTACTCTTGAAGAAGGCGGAAGCGGGCTTGGATTTACCGGGCCGGCAAATGCTGGAAGTCAAGGCGGATGCGGTCGATAAGGACGGTTTGCCTCGGTTCAAGCAAGTTGAAGCGGCGGTCTCGCCATTCGACAAGTGGACGTCCGAGAATAGGAAGTACTGGGCGAGACAGCCTAACGCGGTGTTAGGTCGAATTGCCGCCTACCTGAAACGTCGGCAAGTACCGAAGGCTGAACGTACATCTCGGACAGTCGTAGAACTTGCCTTCTCTGAGGCATCTTCTGCACTCAATCGCGTAACTACCGCGAACGAGAAAACAAGAGATACGTTCAAATTCGATATCGACGACGTTACCACCGGATTGAAAGCGGCTCTGGTCGCGCTCGATGAGGTAGCGTTCGATAAGATGGTTAAAACACAGATGGAGACTAATAAAAAGTCTGACTAACCATCACCACTCACGGGGGACGGGGCTTCGGCTCTGTCCCTCTTTTTTTTGTCTTTGATACCAGTTCCCTC